ATATGGATCTATGTTTAATCCATCAATATTATCAAAATTAACATTAATTGATGATAATAAAATATCAACAATGTTAGTATTTGTAAATATTGAATTAGATATACTCAAACTAATATCTCTGTAATTGGTTCCACCTGATTGAACTTCTACACCTTCTACAATATATTTTCCATTAATATTTGTGTAGGTCAGGAATCTCATTGATGCTCCTGATCCAGTTGCTGATGTAATAGTAATTTGAGGATTTTGTATACTAACAACTAAATCATCACCAGTTATTCCTGATAAATCTAACTGTGCAGAAATAAGAGAACCATCATCTGGCCCATTGTTTGCTATTTCATATAATGCATAATATGGAGATGAAGCTGGTAGTTTATTTTCTGAAATCAATCTTCCAATTAAATCAAACTTATCTTCAATTGTATAAGTTGAATTTACACTAGTACCAGTTGGATAGAATTTATTGTAAAACTTAGGATTATCTGTAAAAAGTGTATAACACTCAGAACAATCACTAATAAAGGAGGTATATAAATCTCCTTTAGAATAATTTTCAAAACTTATACCAGATATTGGTAATTGATTATTATCTTTAAAATATAAAGCACATGATCCAGTTGCTGTTATATTGTTTGAACAAAATTCAGTCTGTGCAGTATATTCTGTAGAAAATGTTTGTTCTTCAAAAGTTTCAAATGATATAACAGGAATCCATTCAGTCTTAACAAATCTTAGCAAATCACCTGTTATTCTGTAAATCGGCAGCCAGGAATAACCATCTGGATATGATTGTATTCCATAACTGTGATTTGGAATATATGTTGAAGCATTTTGTCCTTCACGATCTATTCTATTATATGCATTATTTTGAATACAAAGATAAACATTTCCATTTTCTTTATTCCATGCATAATATGAATTTGTATTTTGTTTGTTTGATTTCCAAGGATAGTAAATATTTCCAGATGACCAGGGATTGTTATTAATAACACCTATAACGTCAGCCTTACTAACTTTCTTACTAAATGCCATATCTCTCCACAAATCTATAGAAGATATTGTAGAAGTATCATCAGCAACACTATCTGATTGACCGACAAAAACATGTAAATGTTCGGTTTTTCCTATAGATGAAATATATGACTGAATATCTTTAGATTTTTTTAACATTAGTTGCAACCAGTACAGGATAGATTTTCGTTTGGGCTAGTAAGACCGTCAGAATAACATAAAATAATAAAATCTTGTATATTTATATTACCAAAGGTATCTTCGGTGATTAGCTGATTCCAATTTGGGAATCGATGTGTAGGACCAGTAAATCCAGAGTAACTAGCTCCACAACAACCTATACATGAAGTTATTCCATAGAAAGTATATCCATTTATGGTTCCCAAAGAACCGTATGTTATGTTAAGACGATATGGGGCATAGTTTGAGAGCATTGGGTATTCACAAATAGTTCCCACCTCATCATCTGGTTCTGCTGGCTGAAAATCTGATAATTGTTTACCAAATATTAAATGTGTTCCAGCTGGATGGTTTGAAGCTCTATAAACTTGTTCCAGGTCATCATTATCGTTATAATATGATCCAACAAATACAAGATATGAGTAATCATGAAACCATGTTGTGTCATGAAGTTTTGAAAAATTCAAATAACTTCCAGATAGATCACCTTTTTCAAGATAACCACCAGTGTCACCTGTTCCAGTTCTAAAAGTGAAATTTGAGTCAGCAAATTTACCACCATTTAGTCTTAATATAAATTGTTTGGGTATTTCAATTTCAATATCAGCTTCATCAATTACGAATAATGTAGTTAATAGCTTTCTAATACCATCTTCTGTTCCTTTTCGATGGTAAAAGTTTTTTCTTATTCCTATAAAGAATTTTTCTAATTCCGATCTTCCAACTGTTAATGAAGTAGAATTAAATATTCCAGTAAATGATTCTGCGTATACGGCATACAAATTTTGTATTAGATTTTCTTTTGTTTTTCTTACATCAATAAGATCTAAAATATTTTTAGAAAGCCCATATTGTCCACCAGATGAATTATCACAATATAGCCAATCATAATATTTTTGTAAAAAATCATAGATTGTTAAAACACTTTCTCCATTACCTTCACGTTCTGTTTTTTCTTTGATTACCCACAATGGAATAAATTTTGTAATATCAAATAAAGTACCACAAGTTTCTGTATTATTTGTATTAAATCTAGGATCATTCTCAACAAGACGAGTTGCAGATGATGATTTATTTTGAGTTGATTCAATTTCTTGAATAACCAAATCAATCAATGCATTTACAGCATGATTATTATTTAATACTGCGTCTTGTATAAGATATGGTATCATGTACCAGCCTCTATTACCTTATTAGATAAAATTGTAAATTTAGTATTCTGAGAAGTTATAAATTTATCATTTACAAAATTTAAATCAACTTGAATGTTTCCAGATGCTATATTGTATATTTCCAAAATACCCTTTTTAACATTTATTCTTCCATAATCTAATGAGGAATTATAATTATATGAACCTGAAGAAGTTCTTACAAATGTTTTAAGTGGTACAAATGTATCTAATTCAGTAGTATTTGTAATTGTTGCTCTTAATTGTACGGTTCTACCATTCTTATCTAAGAAAGATTCTGTTACTGATTTAGTTGAGCCGACTAAAATATTAAATTCATTTTCTAAATTTATAGTTACACCATTTGTTGGTGCATCTGTAAATATCTTATTATAGTTCATGATAATATCAACAGATCGAACATTTGAAAAATTATTTAAAATATTTGTTTTTATTTGAGCTATATCAAAAGTAATATTATATTTACTTATAATAGAATAATTTGAAATTAAATAATTTTTGATATTTGAAATTATTCTTTGTTTTGTAGATGATGATATAATCTCTGGATTGAATTTCAATTCCACATCATAAGTAAGATTGTCCGATGTAGATTGAACATATTCAGGAAGAATAGTCACAGCACATTTTGTCTTAAGATATGATATAAGATCTAATACATCTGATGTCGGAATAGAATCAGTTGCAATAAAAACTCTTCCATATTTTGGTGGAAATAATTCATCGCCACCAAAAATTGAGAAGTTATCTTTAGTTACATCAAAACCTTTATTTCTTAAATATACAGTAGATATTGCTAAAAAGTCATTTTTTGTAATTGCTCTATTTTGTGCAGCAAAAAACTTAGGACCAATAAATTTTAAATAATCTATATCTGGACCATTCAATCCACCAGATGATGTTTGTATAAGTTCAATATTATTGCTTGTTTTTTCAACATATTCAAAATTTACTATGTTATTTGCAGCAGTTCCATTAGATGTCAAATAACTAATTCTTGTATTATATGAATCTAAAACTTCATTTCCAAGTGAATTTTCTTTACCAAACTGTATCTCAAATCCTGTCTCAAATCTTTCAACAAAATAACTAGTTTGACTTAAATTTTCGGTTGAATCTCCGATATTGTCTAATAAAGTCCACTGTCTCCAAACACCATCTCCTTCATCTATTTCAACAATTAATGTTGAAATATCAACGGTGTTATCTGCAATAAAATATGTTTGATTTGTATAATCTATTAGATTCGTTATAATTTTATGTTTTACAAGTTGACGGCCTTCGACAATTAATATATTATCGATGAAATCGTCAGCATTTACATCTGCCGCATAGTCTTGTAGAGTATAAAAATTGTATATGATTCCAGAATCATTTTTTCCTGAAAATTGAGCAAATTGAGGAATATTTGGTGATCCACCCATTTTTACTTTTGCTCTAGCAGATGTTCTAGTTGGAACTGTTACTCCTAATGGCTTTAAAAGAGAAATGATAGATTCTTCTCTTTGAGCTGAATCCAGAAACATTTCATTTGCCAACATATTGGAATAAAATGCGTAATACATCGTATTGTAACTAAGAAGACTTACAATAGATTGTAAAACAGATCCTTCAAAATTATAATCTTTAAGGGTGTCTTGGGTTTTTAAAAATTCAGTAAGACTATTTTTTATTTGTTCATAGCTAATAGAACCCAAATTAATATTATTTGACATTATCTTGTTCTCGCTATTTCTATTTTAAATGTATCTATTGTATTTAATGATGTTATTGAATAAGATATCTCTACATCTACATTTTGATCAGAGGTTGTATATACAATATCAATCAATTTTATTCTAGGTTCATATTTATTAATTGCTATGCGCAAATTTTGATCAACATAAAATTCTACTAGCTCTGGATGTTCAAAAATAGAATTGTAGATATCAGTGCCAAAATTTCTTAAAAATGGTCTTTCTCCAAAATTTGTTAAAACAATATTTTTTATTGATTGTTTAATAGCATTATTATCTTTTCGTATGGCAAAATCACTAGTAAATGGATTTTTACTAATGAAAAAATTTAAATCGGAATATAGATTTTTTTGTAATACCATATATTTTATTTTTGAATTACGATTGGTTCAGACCCTTCATTTGGATTTAAGAAAGAACTATCTCTATTTAATGTCAATTCATAATAATCTACAGCATTTCCATTAAAGATGTAGTTTATAGAAGTAACCAGATATTTTCCAGTGAATCTCTTATATGGATTTTCTCCATTTGGAACAGTATTTGGCTGTAAGATATAGATTATATCACCAATCTTAAGTGATGGATTTGCCTGTACTTTTATAGAAAGTTTGGTACTAAATAATAAATTGATTTGAGCATTTCTAAGCAATGGAGTTTTAGCTGGTGTATTCCAGAATGTAGCATATGTGCGATTATATTCTAGATAATCCATAAATTTATCACCAATTTCTGGACAGTTACAGCTAAACGTACTGTCTGGATTTGACCAAACACAGCCTAACCAATCCTTGCCAAGATGTTCTGAAATTAAAGAACATTCTTTTATTTCTTGTTCTAATTTATAGATTTCAAGATAGGATGGCTCTGTTTGAGTTGGTTTTCTATTTTGTGCTGGACAATTACAATACGGATTACCAGCAGTACAGCCACTCGTAGTAACAAAGCCATTAGGATTAATACATTTTAAATTAGATTTTGTACATATATCTGTTGTTTTAGCGAAAACAACAAATTGAGCAGCAAAATTATTGTCAAAAACATCAGAATGATTTTGTTTTACTGGGGGAAATACCATACCATATTCTGTATAACCAGATAAATCATATTTCCAGATATCTTCTATAATTAATCCTGGTCTATAAATGATATGATCACCACTTAACCACCAATTTGTTATTTCTTTAAAGTATGCTTTTATTTCTGGATGTATTTCTTTAAATATATCATTATTTTTAAAGACGGATACATTTTCATATTGATTATCTTGCTCATAATAAAAATTAATTTCATTGGTATCAAGAACATTTAAAATTTCAGAAAATTCATAATTTCTATCTATATTTAAATTTTTCAAAAAAATATTTTCATAATTATTTACAAATCTATAGTTATTAGCATTTTTAAATAAAACATCAAAAAATGGCACAATAAAAATATTTGATGGAATATGAAATGACCACCAGTTTCTGTTGGCTTTTAATACTTTATGACTTCTTAATAAAAAATTACTAGCATTATTTGTATTTGATAAATCACTATTATACTTTGTATTTTCGCTTAAATCTTTTCTGTTATATTTTTCTTTATCATAACTTAACGCTGCATTTCCATAATTTGAATCAAAATAAGATTCAAATACATTCTCTTGATTTGTAAAAAATAAACCATCATATACTGTATTGCTTTTACCATTATCACTATTTTTATCAGAGTAATTATAATCAGTATAATATGGATATCTTGTTTCAAATGCTATTTCTGGCCATAAATCCATCTGAGGAGATTCTAACCCAGACCACCACCAATAATATTCACCATCTTGTTTCTGGTTAGATATTCTTTTCATAGCCACATCAAAACCATAAGGATCCATTCCAATTACTGAAATATTTTGATTTATTGTCTGTCTTCCGTTTGGGCCTGATGTTAAGGATACGATATATGGTAGGAAATATTCATAACCAGCATTTCTAACAAATCCTTCTGGAAAATCACTTAAACTCTCTATTCCAATCGGTTGTTTGAATTCAATACGAACATAAGAAGAAATCTCTTCTCTCTTCAAAACTGGTGGTTTTCTAGTTTGAATATCAGTTTTAAATAAATTATATCTATCTCCATAATTACTATAATCAGCAGCAAATGAATTTACTTGAGCATCAATATCTCTATTAGAAAATCCATTATCAGATATACCAACATTGTTTACATTATTATTATTATGTAATTCAATATATCCTTTGGCTTTTGGTATAGAATTAGGACTAAATTGACCAAGAGGTGGGTCATTCGATTTAAATGCATCAGATATAGATTTTAATCTTGCTGGTTCTGAAGAACTTATAAATGATGAATTTCCTAAATTTGTTTTATATCTTTGATCATAATATGGATGATTATTTTCTTGATTAATATCAACCTGTTCGTCATCAAAGTATATTTTATACAAGTATTCACCAATATTATTTCCACTAATACCTTTACTTCTTGCTAAAATCTCGTATCTAGATCCTCTTATCGGTTTTCTTTGTATAGATTTTATATTAAAT